ATATTTTCATACATTTTACTATACGGTTCCGTCCTTATATCCGGCCTCCGGTCAGGTTTTCACTTCAACTTCCACATTTCATGTGGTGAGTCACGAACGATTTGGATTCAGCATCCTGCTGTCAAATTCGGTCTCATCCGCACCCTCTGGTTCGCGTTTGATGTACTCACTCTGTTGCCGCGAAGACTAAAACCGGTCGTTACAAATGTTCCACCAACCGAACTCCAGCCTCTCGGCACGCAAATTTATTCTTTCACTCACATCGACCATGCGACGAGTGAGCGGATGTATTCTTACAACTTAGCTGGGTCTTCTGTGACCACTGTGTTTGACACCAAGGCTTACAATGTTGTTAAGGCTCACAATATGTCACAAAAGAAGAAAATGCCGGTTGCTAATTTTTGTATCGCCTATGGCGCCGAATATAAGGAATACTGGTCAACTGACGAAATTATAGTTGGCATCAATGCCGTGACCTACGAGGCTGGTCACACTAAGGTTATTGATTACCTGCGACAGCCGACTGTCACCAACTATCGTTTCCGTTGCGACGACTACGTCGAAGTTGAACATGAACCTGTATTGAAAGGGTTTTTCGAAGGTGCTACTCGAGGTTGCACCTATGTACCGCAATCAACTCGCGGTAACACTTCACATTCCGTTGACACCCGAATCAACAATGTGAGGCCTAAGGGCCTACCCTCTTCAACTGACCGTTACCAACAGCGCCAAATCACATCCTTTCTCAACCAGTACAAGAAAGATATCGGATTCACGAAAGTCCGGATGTTAAGCGCGCAGGAAGTCTACGACCACCAGACCAAGCCCGGACAGCGACTCACGAATGAGGATGCTATGTCCTACACCGGACAAGCTTGGTTGGCGTACACTACGGTTATTGGTAAAATTACAGCTGCGTTCCAAAAGACCGAAGCTGGTATGAAACCAGGTGACCCAAGAAATATCACACCCATGCCTGACAAGGTTCGATTAGAGAATTCGCGAATTTCTCTCGCCTTGTCCAAGAACATGAAGAAAACGCAATGGTACGCTTTCGGCCACACACCTTCAGAGGTGGCCGTCAAAGTTGCCGAACATGTATCCGACCCTCGAACACGTCACATAGGCCTAGGTGACTATAGTCGGATGGATGGTACAGTCAATCACCTAGTGCGTGAGTTTGACATTGCTTTTCTGAAAACGAACTTCCCCGATGACGAGCACGATGAGATTGAGTTATGGTATTCCATGACTTATGGCAACTCTGTCAAGGCCGGTCACGGTGTTTGGTACGAACAAGGAACCTCCCAGGCGTCTGGAGATCCTTATACTTCGTGCCTCAATACCGCCCGCAATGCCTTCATCTCTTTTTGCTGTCTCCTTGCATCTGACATCCCCGACACGAAGTCGCGGTTGTCCGAGAAAGGTGCC